CCCTCCGGTATGCATGACCCTACCCAAACTATACAAGGTCATGCAATAGGGACTCTCTTACAAGAGTCTTGGGGCTACCGCTATAAAAATTGTGACTCCCTTATTAGGAGGAACGAATTCCACTTAATCATGACTACTCCGAAAGAAGTAATCATAGATTAAGCAACCTACTTAAGTAAGTCACAACTTCATTCGGCGGTTAGTCCGGTCGCTTGTCAGCGCCTGGTTCGGCCACAGAACCATATTTATATTGAGATTTTTAGTTTACTCTAATTATGTACAAATCGCCCTAGCTCACTTAGGACTGCAGTTTTATTCCTACTACAAGGAAGCACCCATAGTCGATGTATCAGTGGGTGCCAGACTGAGTGAGCACATATTAATGGATGACTAATCCAGCGGTCTTTAATGGCGTCCACATTCCGGTAGGCTTATGCAGCTGCTGGTGGGCTATCCTCATAATACATACGTGGACAACCTGTCCAAAAATATGTCTGAAAATCTTCTCCAGCAGCACAATAGAGATCAAATATGTCGGATGTTAACAAACTCTTTCCTCTAACTACCAACAAATATGAATTATCCATGTAGAGAGTGTCAGTTGTTCGATTCTCCACCTTACCTGGAACAAACCTATTGCGAGAATAATATGGAGCTTCAAATTCAAATGTATTATTAACATTAGATGTTTGATATGCCATACCATCCAGACCAGAGGGGTTGTACTTCGGTGTTAAAGGCCCATAAGCAACAATGGCTGAGTTAGCAGCCTCAGACGTGTTAGTATACGTTGGTGATAATATGGATGCATTCGAATATGGTGCACTAATACCACTAAAATCATACTCTGGTTCGCGTTCAACCATGAATGTAGCATCCGTAAATCCTGTTCTAGGAAGAACTTTCCAACGAAAAGAACCACGATATCCTGAGAAAAAATTAGTAACCCAATGCAGTAATACCGTATTACAAAAGTTGTATGGTCCAGATACTGAGTTGTTAGCAGCACCTGCTACTTTTCCACGCAAATATGGAAAATTCGGTCGACGTAGAGTATGAGTTCTTTGCCCTGTACCAAGCATATAAGCATGATGGAGATTGTACCGTTTCAACAGTGGACGGAAAGACCGTATTACCTCACCAGTAAACACTGTATTCAACAAGCTGTGGTTAGTATAACCTGGTCCAACGTTTATATCAGTATCATGCTCTGGTGCATCAGGTTCCTCGGTATTAAAACTCTCCGGCACAACCTCTTTCCCTGACTGAGGTTTGTAAACAAAATGCTGCATATCATTACCATCTGGAACAAAAACCTCAAAATCATCACCTGCACTAATATAAACATTGACTTGGATATCATTATTTACAGTAGAATTAGGTGTAGTCAATTCATTAACAACATACACTCCTAAAACACCATTACCTTGCTCCTTCGAAGCATAAGGCGTTGTAGAATGAACTTGTGTTACTGAATCAACACCCGGCCAATGATGATCAATCAATGAATATTCCTGACCATTACCAACAGTAATTGTAAAATCATTCTTTTCTGAAATATCCACGACTTGTAGATAATTGGTGTTATATTCATTGCTCGCCAAAAAGTTTGGATCATAAACAAATTTCAAGCGCCCTTTATGAAAAGCACTAGAAACTATCTGAAATCTAAACTTAATGGATCCAGTCCAATATTCAAAAGGCATGGCTGCAACACAACATGCAGGAAAATGAAAACTGTTAGGCTCTAATCCTGATTCAGCCCACTGAACAGGAGAAACCCTTGCATTCCACAACAGGGTTTCAGGAGAAGTGCCAATGGTCCAATCAAAAGTGGTGAGATAAGATTCTCTCGATGCTATCTGACGAATATCAAGAGGATCTGCTGGTCCCACACCACTAATTCTAGGATCTATTGTCAGTTCCTGTTTCACGTCAACAGTCAGCTTGCGCACCGATTCTGGATTATTACTAATAGCCAAATCGGATACTGACACGGGTTTGAAAGGCTCTGAATCCTTAGTAACAGGTGGTCTACAATATCCTAAAGCAGAAGCCACATTAGCTACACCTTTCGCCACTACACTTGTTGATGTGGCGAATGGACTTATAACGGGCACATCCGACAACACGTCTGCTATCTTAGCAACTGTCGTTGCCGGGCCAGATATGATACCTTTCTCATTTGCTTCATCCAATTCATTCTTCCCCTCTCTACCACTTTGTGGAACAATAGTGGATGGATCAACACTCGTGAGAACAGATAGTGAAACATCCTCTGCCCACGCAAACACACTGATAGTAACCAGATCACTAGCACCATTAGCATGTTTCAAAGAGTTGATAGATCGTACTACTAGCTCTCCCATATCATTCCAGTCTGAATTAGGAATATTAAGATAATTCTTATGATAGAAAAATGGTAGTATTAAATCACCTCCAGTTGACGTGGTAGGATTTAAGAAGACATGTGGTTGTTGTGAAGCTTGGACTAAATCTTGTGGAACTAACGCAGCATTCACGGACAAGGTATCATATGCAGCCAAAGGCAAATATGATGCAATAGCACGTCCATATTGAAATCCATTTCCATTGATAACTATCTTCACATGCAACTTTGATCGTAAAAGATTAAAGTTTGCAATCCTATTGATGACACGAGGATTTTCAAAGTATAATTTCCAAGGATTGATATTAAAATACATAGTTGTGGACGTGCTCCACTCTTCTTCATGAATCTTAATCGGCCTACTGAAGAAATTGTCAAGGGTGGCATCATCTGTATCCATTAACTTTCGAGTTGGATCAACGGCATTTTCAACATCATACAAGTAAGGATCATGTTGATCAGAAAATTTTACATTCTGTTGTTCAACATCACCATCTATCTTTAGAATGTTAGTCTCCATTCCCGATTGTGCCTGGAACTTGACTGTTGTACCATCTTTAATTCTAAGTGCAATTTCTTCTTCCAAGTTTTGAGTTTCAACCTCTCCAGGTTTGGAAGCTGTGGGTCTAAACCCTATAACAACGTCCGCTTCGGCTTCCTGACAAAACGAACATCTACACATAGTTTTACAATTATTACCAATCTATTTATGTACAGACT